AGTTCAGTATCCACAAGAAAGGTGTATGGGATTATCTCCGTCCTATCTTAGCGGAGAACAACGGATGGGCGTTGTTCAACGGCACTCCTCGTGGGATGGCTAACGAGTTCTACGAGCTTTACTCCTTGGCTATACGGCCCGAGTCGAATTGGTTCCTTCAACATCTTACGCGAGACGACACTGGCGTTCCTACTTTGGAGGCCATAGAGGAAGATCGTCAGAGTGGGATGCCCGAAGCACTGATCAATCAGGAGTACTATACCAACTTCCTAACAGGAAACGTTGGTACTTACTATTCTACCGAAATGGAAATGCTTAGAACGGCGGATCGTATAACGAACGTGCCCTATGATCCCCGTCTCCCGGTATATACCTTCTGGGATTTAGGTAAGCGCGATGCTTGCGCCATATGGTTTGTACAGTTCTTTCAGCATGAAATCCGAGTAATCGACTATTACGAGAAGGTTGAAAGCTCTCTAATAGAACAAATAAAAGTAGTCAAAGCAAAGCCCTACGCGTATGAGGCGCACTACGCGCCCCATGATATAAACGTAGAGGAGATGTCGGACAGAAAGTCTCGATGGCAAACCGCCGACGAGCATGGCATCACGTTCGAGGTAATCGAGAAGATGGCCCTTATGGAGGGCATCGAAGCAACGAGGGAGATACTCCCCCGCTGCTGGTTCAATAAGGATACTACGGCACTGGGGCGAAAAGCTTTAGAGCATTACCATAAAAAGCGAGACGATAAGAGCGACTCCTTCTCAGAGACTCCAGCAAAGAGTTGGGCAAACCATGGAGCTGACAGTTTCAGGGGTATGGCGGTGGTCGCGGACTCTATAGTGGAGACACGGGAGTGGGGCACGAATCGTAACAGGGTTATACGGGCGACTGGGTACCGAAGCAGAGGCGGACAGGCGCATGTATCTATACACGATAAGCTGGTACAGCCGGGGGGGCAGAACCGGAACAATCGTATAAGGAGAACGGGTTAGTGGACTTTACTCTTAAGGATCTGATTTATATCTCGGTTTATGTAGCGACAGGCGTAGCACTTCTTACTCGGGACAGGAGCACGATAAAACAGCACGGCAAGAGTATGGAGACTATTAAGAACATCATCTTCTTAGATAAAGGCGGACTGAACATCGTGGACAATGCTAAGTGTAATGAGCACAGGAATGTGGTTCATAGGAGCATACGGAGGGAAGCCGAAATAACTCATGACGCTCTCGACCAGATTCAAGGTCTAAACGAGAACGTTATAACGATAATGCTTCACATGAACTTAAAACCTATAACAATAAAGCCCCGCAAACGTAATTCATAAGGGTTCCACGTGGAACCCCACGCTCAGGAGGCGAGATGGACGGAAAAGATATAAAGAGAAGAACGATGGCTCGACAGGCGGACCGGTCTAATTTAGACGGTATGTGGGACGTTATAGAGCGCTTTATCGTCCCCTTCAGAGCTATGATGTTTCAGACTAAGAACAGCGAAGGGAATATAGACTGGCGACGTAGAGAGCTTTTCGACCCTACGGCTATAAACGCCAACACCAACCTGGCTGCCCACATTCATGGGGCCATGACCAACTCAGAGTTGAAATGGTTCGGCTTCGGCTTTCAAGACCAGAAACTGAGGGAAGTCGGCGAAGCTAAAGAATGGTTAGAGGAAGCGGACCAGATCACATACCAGTCTATAAAGCAGTCCAACTTTGACCTTGAAGCGAATGAAATATATATCGACCTTACGGCCTTTGGTGGTGGAATAATGACCAGCCTGCCGGAAGAGGACTCGTCCGGAGCACTGGAAGAAACCAGATATAAGACCCTTCCTGTGGACGAGTGCTATTATGACGTTGATGTTAACGGAGACGTCGTAAACTTCTTCCGCATCATCCAGTGGACGGCGCTCCAAATAGTGGACAAGTTCGGCGAAGAAGGTCTTCCCGAGCGTATACTCCGGTCATACCACGACCCGAGTTCAGTTGAAAAGTTTAAGCTGATATTCAGCATATACAAACGAAAGGACATCGTAGACGCGAACACCTTCATTAAATTGGCGGTAACTAAGCGGCCTTATGGTAGTAAATACATCTTTTGGGACGACTCTAAGGAGATAGGAGAGGAAGGCGGCCACCATGAAATGCCTGTATTCGCCCCTCAATGGCGTCGAGTTTCGGGCTCTCAGCATGGATTTTCCCCGTCTATGATAGCCATATGGGACGTGTTAACTCTTAATCAGTTAGTTGAGCTTGTTTTGGTGGCCGGAGAAAAAGTACTGGACCCTACGTTAATGACGACCAGGAAGGGAGTCTTTGGCGACATCGACCTCTCAGCTGGCGGAACCGTAGTAGTTCAGGACTTAGACAAATCCATGAAAGCCTTCGAGTCAGGCGCTCGGTTTGATGTATCGGCATTGAGCAAAGAAGAACTGAAAGCATCAATCAACGAGACGTACTATGTTGATGAACTCAAATTGAAAGACTCCCCGGCTATGACAGCGGCTGAAGTTCATGCACGAGTACAGCTCATGCAACGGCTTATAGGCCCGACTTTTGGTAGACTAAAAACGCATTTCATGGACCCTGCGGTTACTCGTCAGTTCATGATTAATTTTCGATATAAGAAGTTTCCGCCTCTCCCTCCAAGTTTGGCAGAAGCGGTTAATTCGACACTTAAAATAGACTACTTAGGTACGCTGGCCAAGTCTCAGAAGATGGATCAGTCCAACTCCATAAATCAATGGGTGGGCACTTCGGTGGCTTTGGCGGAGGCATACCCTAAAGTCCTCGATATCATTAATGTAGACGAACTCATACGAGAGCAGGCGGATAACGAGGGCGTACCGACCCGATTACTTAACAGCCGGGCTAATGTTAAGAAGAAGAGAGCCGCTGACGAGAAACAAATACAGCAGGCGCAGGAAATCGCGATGGCAACGGCCGAAGGCGAGGCAGCACAGAGCGTTGGTCAGGGCACGAAAGCGATGAAAGAGGGGGCGCAGGATGCAGTTTAGAGAGATATCAGAGGATGATCAGGAAAAGATAGGAAAGCTCTTCACAACGAAGAGGGGCTCGGAAGTTCTGGATATACTGAATAAAGTGTTCTACAACACGATCAGCTATACTCCGGGCGATACCCATACGAGCGCGTTTAGAGACGGCCAAAGAGATTTGGTCCAGATATTCCGCACATTGGCGGAAGTCATTATATCACAGGAGAAATGATATGGAGAAGACAGGGGAAGAAAAGAAGATTTACACGAAGATCGTCATCGACATGAAGTCGGGAAAAACGATAGCTGAGGAGTCATTTAAGTATGCGGGGCCGATGGCGTTGTGTGATGGCGATGGAGACGGCGGAGCAGGCGATCCGCCAGAATGGACCGCATCACTACCTCCGGATATTCAGGGATGGGATGAAGTTAAGAATTCCGATAGCTCTGAAAAATTTTGGGGCCAGATGGTGAACATGCGATCTCGAATGGGGCAGTCTGTGACTATCCCCAGTGATGACGCAGGGGAAGAAGACAGAGCGGCCTTCTATGCCAAGATTAAGGAGAAGGTTCCGGGCCTTATGATATCGCCGGACTTCGAGAACGAAGAGACCCTGACTGACCTATACGGCAGAATGGGCCGACCGACAGAAGCCAAAGACTACAAAGTCCCTGAGTTCAAGGACTCTAAGGGGCAGGACATACCGGGCTTAGACCTGACTATGGCGGAGACTCTGAAAGAGTCGGCTTTTAAAGCTGGCGTAAGTCAGAAAAAGTTTACAGAAATGATATCTGCTTTGGTCACTCCAACTATTGCTAAGTACGAAGAGACGCTATCTGCTGCTCAGGCCAGTAAGGACGAGTTAGCTACGGAGTGGGGAACGGCTTTCGAAAGAAACTCTAAGATCGTTAATACGTTCTTGTCCCTTACTGATGCTCCAGAGTCTATAGTTAAAGCAGCAGCAGCGGGTGGCCTCGGAAAGACAGCCATGACGTGGATTCATAAGATGGCCACTCAGACTCTACAGGGTGACACGAATCTTCAGAATGACATCAATAATCGTGGAGTGATGACTCCGGACGAAGCAACAACTCGGATTTCTGAAATCCGAAATAATAAGAAGCATCCGTATAACAACAAGCAGGACCCCGGACATAAGGCGGCTATGAAGACGGTACGTGAACTGTACCTCCTCAAAGACCCTAAAAACGGGAAAAGCGCTGCGCCCGGAACTCAGTTTGGGGTAGGCGGGTTAGGTAAGGAAGAATAGGGTTCCATGTGGAACCCCTTGGGGTAGCCTACGGTCCCGCATCAAGATAGTCCGTATCGGGTAGCTGTCTATTACATACCAATAATCTTAACGTTAAGGAGAATTACCCAATGGCAATCACAATAGACTCAGCTTT